CAGTATCGGGTGCACAAGGAACTTACGTAGCTGAAAGTTTAATCAAAAACCAAAAAGAATGCCAAGAAAAAAAATCGTTACCGAACCCCTTATTAAAGAACGAATCCTTAAAAAGAGAGAAAAAGATGGAAGTTTAACTGAAATACATACTTTACAAATTAAAGATGAATTTAAAATTCACAATTTTGAAGGACCTGCTATAATTAATAAAAAACAAAAAGTAAAAGAATATTACTTAAATGGAATAAAATACCCAGTAGAAGTATGGAAAGAAATACGAAAAGGTAGAGAAGGTTTACCTTGGTATAAAAATCCTGCAATGAAAGGAGCTAGACATTAAATTAGGTTTTATCAAAAAAATTTTTTATATTATTAAAAAAATACAATTATGAAAATAGGTTTATGTGGAACAATGAGTGTAGGTAAAACTACATTAGTTAATGAATTAAAAAAATTAGATGAATTTAAAGATTATAAATTTGCTACAGAACGTAGTAAATATTTAAGTTCATTAGGAATTCCTTTAAATACAGATTCAACATTAAAAGGTCAATTAGTATTTGCAGCTGAAAGAGCAGCTGAATTAATGCAAGAAAAAATGATAACAGATAGGACTATTATTGATGTTATGGCTTTTTGTGAATTATCTAAATCAATGAGTAAAGCTGAAAAACAACATATAAATGGGGTTTTATGGCATCTTATAAAAGAATATGATGTTATATTTCATATAACTGATTTATCTGTACCAATGGAAGATAATGGAGTAAGAGAAACAAATGAAGATTATAGATTATCAATTCATCAAAAAATATCTTCTATATTAGGAATGCATAGATTAATGCCTGGTAAAGTAGTAGAAATTAAAGGTACTACGGAGGAACGAATAAATAAAATTAAAGAAACAATATTTTCATAATATTTATAAATAAAAATATAATGAGACTATCTGAATTAAAAAAAGAAATAAAAAAAGAAATAATTTCAATTTTATCTGAAGCACCAGGAGGAGCACAAGCTGAAAAATCAGCAGCAAAAGCGTCATCAGATGCAAAAAAGAAACAAAATAAGGATATTTCAAAAAATACAAAAGCATTAGATGCTTATAATGATGAATTAGAAAGAAGTATAGATTTAGAAAAAGATTTAAGTAAAGCTATGATGAAAGAAGATGAAGATGAACCTACATCATCACAATTAAAAGGAGCATCTAAAGATTCAGTAGCAGTATTAGCACGTAAATTACAACAAGTTTCTTCAGAATTAAAAACAACGGCTAATAAATGGAAAAAATCAGAAGGAGAAAATAAAGAAGAACTTAAAAATAGATTATTAACTTTAACTAAAATAAAAAAAGAGATTGAGTCAATGCTCGAATAATAATTATGAAAAAAATTTGGAAAATATTAGTTGGTATAGGTGCTGTTATAATTGGCATTTTAGCTATATCCTCTAAAGGTAGTAAGAAACAATTTAAGAAAGATCTAAAAGATAATAAAAAGAAATTAGATACTGTTAAAAATAAACAAAAAGACCTAGATAAAAAAGAAAAAGCTATACAAAAGAAGATAGATGCAAAAGGTAAAGATATAAAAACCAATAAAAAGAAAATTAAATCAACAAAATCAGCTAAAAAAACAATCTCTGATTTTGAAAAAAAATATAGAAGTAAAAAATAATGAAAAAACTATTATTTATATTAGCAACAATAATTTCAATAAATTGTTTTGCACAAGATAAAATTGTTAAAATACCTCAATCAGAATTAGATGCATTTTTTCTAGCTATTGATACATTAGAGTATCAAGATTCTATTAAAACAGTATTAATCGCTGATTTACAATTACAGAATACTAATTTTTTTAATCTACGTGTAAATGATATGGCTAAATTTGCTGCTAAAGATGAAGAAATTTTATTACTTAATGAACAAATTAAATTATACGAAGATAGATTAAAAATTACAGATGCTTGGTATAATAAAAGATGGTTTGGGGTAGTTGTAGGTGTTGTAGGAACATCAACAGCAATATATTTAGCGGGACAATTAGGTAATTAATCCTTATATGGCAGACTTAAAAAAAATAATAAGACAAGAATATATAAAATGTGCAAAAGATCCTATACATTTTATGAAAAAGTACTGCTATATTCAACATCCCCAAAGAGGTAGAATACAATTTAATTTATATCCTTTTCAAGAAAGAGTATTAGGTTTATTTAAAGATAACCCATATTCAATAATTTTAAAATCAAGACAATTAGGTATATCTACTCTTACAGCAGCATTTTCATTATGGATGATGATTTTTCATAAAGATAAAAATGTGTTATGTATAGCTACAAAACAAGAAACAGCTAAAAACATGGTAACTAAGGTAAAATTTATGTATGAAAATTTACCTTCATGGTTAAAAATAGATTATTTAGAAAATAATAAATTAACATTAAGATTAACAAATGGTTCACAAATTAAAGCAACATCAGCTTCAAGTGATGCTGGTAGATCCGAAGCCGTTTCTTTATTGTTAATTGATGAGGCTGCTTTTATTGAAAATATTGGAGAAATTTGGGCATCAGCACAACAAACATTAGCAACAGGAGGAGGATGTATTGCATTAAGTACACCATATGGAACAGGAGGATGGTTTCATCAAACTTGGGTAAAAGCAGAAGCCCAAGAAAATGAATTTTTACCTATCAAACTACCTTGGTTTGTTCATCCTGAACGAGATGAAGAATGGAGAAAAAGACAAGATGAATTATTAGGTGATCCTAGAATAGCAGCACAAGAGTGTGATTGTGATTTTAGCACATCAGGTGATATAGTTTTTTATTCTGAATGGTTAGAATTTATAAAAGAAACAACAATTAAAGATCCTTTAGAAAGAAGAGGAGTAGATCAAAATTTATGGATTTGGGAGCCAGCAGATTATTCAAGAGATTATATGGTTGTAGCTGATGTAGCTAGAGGTGATAGTAAAGATTTTTCTGCATGTCATGTAATTGATATTGAAACAAATGTTCAAATAGCAGAATATAAAGGACAAATGCCTCCTAAAGAGTTTGGATATTTTCTTACAGGATTAGCAACAGAATACAATAATGCTATGTTAGTAGTAGAAAATGCTAACATAGGTTGGGCAACTTTAGATGCTATTATAGAAAGACAATATAAAAATTTATATTATTCCCCAAAATCAGATACAGTAACGGCAGAATCTTATTTAAGAGTATACGAAGGTAATAGTGAAATGACACCTGGATTTACTATGTCAATGAGAACTCGACCTTTATGTATTAATAAGTTTAGAGAATTTGTAGGGGATAGAAGTACAACAATTCAATCTAAACGTTTATTAGAAGAAATGAAGGTATTTATTTGGAAAAATGGAAGACCAGAAGCTCAAACAGGATATAATGATGATTTGGTTATGTCTTTTGGAATAGCTATGTTTTTAAGAGATACTTCATTAAAATTCCAACAACAAAGTTTAGATAGTGCTAGAGCAGCATTAAAAAATTTAACAAAAACACAATCAACCTTTAAAGGAGTTTATAGCGGAAATAATGTAGAAAATCCCTATAGTATGAAAATAAATGGTAAAGATGAGAATCTAGATTGGTTGATATGATATTTATAATAATAAAATAAAAAATGGCAGATACAGGTTTATTTTCAAGATTAAAAAGATTATTTGGAACAGATGTTTTAATCCGTAATGTTGGTGGGGACCAATTAAAAGTTATGGATGTTAATCAAATCCAAATGTCTGGAGAATTAGAGACTAATTCATTAATCGATAGATTTAATAGAGTTTATACAAATTCCCCAAACTCATTATATGGTCAACAAACTAATTTTAATTACCAAACATTAAGACCATATCTTTATTCAGAATATGATGCAATGGACACAGATGCTATAGTAGCATCAGCATTAGATATTGTAGCAGATGAAAGTACTCTTAAAAATGATATGGGAGAAATCCTCCAAATTAAAAGTTCAGATGAAAATATTCAAAAAATACTATATAATTTATTTTATGATGTTCTTAATATAGAATTTAATTTATGGCCTTGGATTCGTAATATGGCTAAATATGGTGATTTCTTTTTAAAATTAGAAATAGCAGAAAAATTTGGAGTATACAATGTAATTCCTTATACAGCATTTCATATTGAAAGACAAGAAGGTTACAATAAAGAAAATCCTCAAGAAATAAGATTTAAATTTGACCCAGATGGCATAGCAACTTCTGATTATGGATATTTTAATGTTCCTAATTCAGGGGAACAAGCAGGTGCTATTTATTTTGATAATTACGAAATGGCTCATTTTAGATTATTAACTGATATGAATTTCTTACCTTATGGTAGATCATATATAGAACCAGGACGTAAATTATTTAAACAATATACTTTAATGGAAGATGCTATGATGATTCATAGAATTGTTAGAGCACCCGAAAAAAGAATATTTTATATGAATGTAGGTTCAATACCTCCAAATGAAGTAGATGCGTTTATGGAAAAAACAATTTCAAAATTAAAACGTACACCTCATATGGATGAAAAAACCGGGGAGTATAATATGAAATATAATTTACAAAACTTATTAGAAGATTTTTATATTCCTATTAGAGGAAATGATTCTACTACAAAAATTGAAAATATAGGAGGATTAAATTTTGATGGTATTCAAGATGTAGAATATTTAAGAGAAAAATTATTTGCTGCTTTAAAAGTTCCTAAAGCTTTCATGGGATATGATGAAAATTTAGAAGGTAAAGCAACATTAGCAGCTCAAGATATTAGATTTGCTAGAACAATAGAAAGAATACAAAGAATATTCACATCGGAATTATATAAAATTGCATTAATTCATTTATATACTCAAGGATATAGAGATGAAAGTTTAACTAATTTTGAATTATCATTAACAACTCCATCTATTATATATGATCAAGAAAAAATAGCTTTAATGACTGAAAAAATGACATTAGCCCAAGCTATGCTTGACAGCAAAATAATACCATCAGATTGGATTTATGAACATATTTTTCATTTTAGTGAAGATGAATATGATGAATATAGAGAATTAGTAAGACAAGATCAAAAACGTACATTTAGAAATGCTCAAATAGAAGCAGAAGGAAATGATCCTTCAGAAACAGGTAAATCATATGGAACACCTCATGATTTAGCTGCAATGTATGGTAAGGGAAGAATGTATTCAGATCCATCTAATTTACCTGCGGGGTATGATGAAGGAACAACTGAAAAAACTCCATTAGGAAGACCAAAAGAAAAACTTACTAAAAGAAATACACAAGATGATAATTTTGGTAAAGATAGATTGGGAGTAAAACGAATGAAAGATGATAAAAGTGTAAATGAAATTAACACAGCTAAAATATTTTCTAAATATGAAGGTATGTTAAAAACTATTCCTAAAAATAAAACTAAAAACAAAAACTTGATTTCTGAACAAAAAGTTAAAGAGCAGAAATCTTGATATATTTATAAAAAAATATAACTTATTTGACTGTATGTATATAAAACATTCTAAATTTAAAAATACTGGTATCCTTTTCGAATTACTAGTAAGAAAGATAACGGCAGATACATTAGAAGGAAATGATTCTCCAGCTGTAAATATCCTAAAAAAATATTTTGTAAATACTGAATTAGGGAAAGAATACAAACTATATGAATCTGTATTCAAATCATCATCTATCACAGAAGGTAAAGCTAATATAATATTAAATACAGTATTAGAAACATCAAGAAAATTAAATAGAAGTGCTTTAAGAAGAGAAAAATATAATATAGTTAGAGAATTAAAAGAAAATTATAATTTAGAAGAATTATTTAAAACAAAAATAAATAATTACAAATCTTTAGCATCTTTATATTGTTTATTTGAAATTTATAATTCAAAAGACATCACAAATCCAAACCAAATTGTTGATAATAAAGTAACATTATTAGAACATTTAACTAAAAAAGAAGTTTCAAAAAATAATGTTAAAGAAGATATTTTAGAAGAATTTAAATCTTATGATAAAGATTTAAGAATTCTTACTTATAGAGTATTACTAGAAAAATTTAATGATAAATATTCTAGTTTAAATGAATCCCAAAAATTAGTACTTAAAGAATTTATTAATAATGTAGATAATACTACGAGATTAAAAGAATTCTATAATCAAAAAATAAATGAAGTTAAAAAATCATTAATTAAAGAGGCTAAAAAAGTAAAAGATAAAGCTACTAAAATTAAATTAGAAGAAATATCTAAGTTTGTTATCGAAATTGATAAAAGAAAAGGAATTAATAGTGATAATTTAGTTGATTTATTACAATATTATTCTTTACTTGAAGAATTAAAACAAGTAAAATAATGGGACTTAACGAAAGAATAAATAATATACTCGAACAAAACAAAGTAAAATTTGTTGACCCTAAATCAGAAATAGAAGCAGCAGCTGAAAAAAAAGATGAAGATTGGGCAGAAGGTATTGTTTATGTAGATGATCCTAGAATACCACAAGAATTTCTAAAAAAAATAGAAAAAAAGTATGGTCCAATTCCAAAAGGAAGTTACTTCTCAGGTAATTTTTCAATGTATTGGGAAAAGTTAGAACCAGATTA